ATTTATTTCAGTAGATAATATTTTCATTTAATTTGCCATCTCCTGTTCAAGTGGTGATAAGTGTGATCCACTCTTACCATATTTTAACTTTGCTACTCTTTTTTTATCCCATTTTTGAGTAGGTGTTAATTTTTTCTTCTCTTCCTTGTTTTTTACAACATTGTTTTTTACAACATTGTTTTTCTTAGGATCAACTGTTTTCTTTTCTGTATTAGAAATTGTTTTATTTTCATCTGATTTTTTACTCAATAAACCAACAGCAGCTGTAGCACCCCCAGTTACTGCAGCAGTTGTTGCTGCTTTATCCGATCCCATAGTAGCCTTTGCTGCCTTATTTAATTCCATCCATCTTTTAGCACTTGTAGCTTTTGAAGATTTTGGAGAAAGACCACCTCTAAATTCTGGTTTTGGTGCTGGACTACCAGATGGTGGTGTAATAGAATTCTTTATCTTTGTTGGTCTAACATAATCCCAACTTGGTTTTGGTGATGTGTGACCAGATGATGTCGTAGTAGTAGATGGTTTTACTGGTTTAACCGAAGTTTTACTAGGAAGAGAACGTTGATTTATACTAGCACCAGTTAATTGATTAGTTTTCTTTTTACCAAAGAATTTTCTAACCTGAGATACTAACTTACTACCTTTATCTTTTGCTGTTGTTGCTAACTTTCCACCAACATCTGCTAGTTTATTTCTTGTAGACCTTAATTTATCAATTACAGTTGTTTTTCCTGGTGTAAGTAGTTTATTAGTACGATCCACTGGAGCTTTTGGAACACCTGTTAATGGTTTACGTTTTTTCATGAACTGATGCCAAGGATCTCCAGGTTTTCTATACTTTGCTGCATCACCTGTTTTTTTACCAACACTAATTACATCACCTGCTTTATCACCAGGTCTTTCAAGTGCTTTAGCACCAAGTTTATCTTTCCAAACATTAACTTTTGCCTTATCAAACCTTCTAATAGCAACATCTTGTTTGCCCCTATTTACAATAGCTTGTCCAACATTCTTTTCGACTTTATCATAAGTATTAAGAACAAAATCAGTAAACTTCTTAGCACCTTTTTTTACCGTTGGTCCTGTTTTTTTAACAAGATCAGATCCTGTAGATTTAACTGTATTTGTTGCGGATTTTAAAGCATTTACAGTTTTTTGAGTTCCCTTAATTACTTTTTGTGTAGTATCGTATGTACGAGCTGGAAGTTGTTTTAAAAAGTTACCTACACTTCTAACACCCTTTGCTGCTGGTAATGCTACTTTATCAAAATCTCTATTTGCTCTTCCAGCTATCTGTTGTGCTTTTTTCCAAGTCTCTGGATTTCTAACAAATTTAGATACTATTCCTATATCTTTCTTTGCTCTTGGCAATGCTGTTTTAAAGGCAAACCTAGTAACTTTTGGAATAACTTGTTTCGCTATAAATGTAGCACCTTTTACAGCACCTGGTATTAATCCTGGTGCCTCAGTTAAATACTCTTCTGTAATATAAAATTCTGCAATTTCTTCATATGTAAATCCATTTTCATATAATAAATTAATATCTTCTTCAACAAATTCAAGCATTATGTTTTCAAGATCTGCCTCATAGGAAGCAGCAACTGTTTCCTTCTTTTTCTTTACTTCTGCCTTATCACCTAATATCATTTTTTTCATTACATCCACAGGATCAGTACCAGCATCTTTGATACCACCAGATTTTAATCCTATTGGAATACCAGTGTTAGGATTTCTATCTGATTTTACATAAACATCTCTTTCAACAAGGGGTTCTGCTTTGATTATATCAATAGATTCTATTTCTGTTGGATGAAAATCATCTCTCCAATTAGAAATTTGTTCTAATTTTACACCACTATTTTTCTCAATCTGTTTCTTTCTATACTGACCACCTATTGACATATTTTTACTTGCGTCCTCAAGTTTTTTATCAACATTCTTTTTTAACTTAGGAAGAGCCCAAGCAGCAAGACCACCTGCAGCACTAAGAGCAAGTCCAGTAGTAACAAGACCTTCATCAATTTCAAGTTGTGATCTCCAATCATGAAGAGATTCTTGCTTTACTCTAATATTGTCCATTGAACAAGTTATTTGGCGTTATTATTATTTAGAACTCCGTCTTTTAGCATTTTTGATAATTCGCTAGTTGAACCAACAAAAAGAGCATTATTCGTAACATTACTTGGTGCTTTTACAGAATCCTCATCTAAATCTTTAACTTTCTTCTGTAAATCTGCTAATTTATCTGTTGTATCACCAACCGACTTAATAATTTGTCCAGCAACTTCGTATGCTCTTGGACTAGCACTTTCACCAGCAAGTTCTAAAATACCATTAAGTGCTTCTTGTCCTTTCTCTATTAGTGAATATAATTGTGCTCTAGTATACTTATAGTCCTTATCAATATCATCAGTAATATCAGTAGTTGCCTCCTTTCTTCGGACACAACCATTTTCAGTAACGTTCTGAACTTCTATTTCAGTGTTAAAGGTTTCATTCAAATCGTCATAATTATCTTTCATGATTAAATGTCTATTTTACGAGTAGGACTGTAATCTTTAGCATCACCAAAGAAAGTCGAAGTTTCTGTGAATCCAAAATCATCACCTGGTGGAATCAATGGATCATCATACTGATCTATTTCTCCATCCTCATTATAATCTTTCTTAGCAGTCGATTCTACTCTATATCTCTGAATACGTTTTGCTGTTCTTGGATCACTATCACTATAGTAATCAATCTGAACCTTACGAATAAGTCCATCTGTGCTATCAGCAATAGGACCAAACATGTAAGTTTTAGCAGTAAAATCTAATGTATAAATTAATGCTCTTCTCGTATCAAAATCTCCTTCATAATCATCAGTAAATGATATATTATTTAAAACTAAAGGAACATCTCTTTTTTCTCCTATTTGATCTACTAAATCAATAGTTAAAGTAAATGCTGGTTGAAAGAATGGTAATATCTGCTCAAGTATTTGTAGAGAATCGTCTTGTAATTTTGTAAGAATATTTAACTGAAATCCTATATTATATGGAACTGGCATAAAAACTTTTTTAAATTTATCCCCATCCATTGCTTTAAATGTTTGGGTAATACCAGATTTTCTAGTGGGATCATATGTAACCGAATTCATCTCAAAAGATATTCTCGGTAATGTAATCTGAGTTGCTTTATTTAATTCCGCTTGTTGCTGTATTCTTGCCAAGAATTTTTGTCTTGGCCCATAAGAAACAGGAACCTTAATATCGTTTAAATCTTTACCAGTATTATCTTGATGTCTAACATGAATATCATTAAATACTGTTCCAAATGATATAACAGTCTTTCTTATTATTTCGTGATAAAAATAGGTTCCTAACATTATACTTGTCCAAATGGGTTGGATTGACTCCAATCTAATATTTGATCTGCTTCAAATTCAAATTCACTAGCATCGTTATATTTATCATTAATATCTTCAGGGTCAAATATTGAAACTGCATAAGTAGCACCTGATTCCTGACCTACTATATCTTCTCCTGGATAGAATCCAGCAGCAGTAGATCCAATTCCAACATTACCTATTTCAAGCAATCTAGTATCTTCATCCCAAGATTTAACTCTTGCTTCAGTCTGAGATCTATCACCAATAACAATTTCATTGAATATGTAAGTTCCAACACCTGCCATAGATGCTGGTGGAGCAATAGTTACATCTGGAGTAGCACTATATCCTCTACCTGGATTTTGAAGATATATTGCCTTAACAACACTATCCTGTCCAGCAATTCCTATAGATGCTATTCCAACAGCAGTTGTTCCAGCTCCAGGAGCAGAAATAGTAACAGTAGGTTCTGTTCCATATCCAACTCCACCATCAATCAAATTAACTCTGATAACTCCTGTATATACAGATTCAATAGAACAAGTCGCAGCAGCACCTGCTCCTCCTCCACCAGAAATTGTTATTACTGGAGGAGTCACATAACCAGATCCAGCGTTAATCATCAATATTTTCTCAATGGAAGTTATATTCGCTCTTGTAGTTAAAATACCAACAGCCCTAGCAGGATCATCAGCAGGAGAATTTTCAAATGTTATTGTTGGAGGTGATGTAAATCCATATCCATCATTATTCAAGAATATTTCACTAACATAACCAACACCCATTGATGCTGTTGCTACAGCAGTTCTTCCCAATCCAACTAATCTAATTGTACTAATATATCCTTCATCCTGAACTTGTGTATCAATCTCATCAATAGAAGTATCAATAACCTCATCCTCATATTCAAAGAGTTCACATTTAAGTTGATAAACGTAATTCTTACCTAACTGATAGAATGGATCTTCATGCTCTACAAACTTTACTTCAAATAATCTTTGACCTAATGGAAAATAAACTAAATCTCCTTCCTTTGGTCTATTAGTTACAGGAACTATACTATCATCTGTTCCATCATCTAATCCAGACATAAAAGGAGCAATAAAGTCTTCATATCTTTCCTTTGAGATAGTAAGAACCACTTCATCCCTAAGACTCATTCCAAATTTAGTTAATACATCACCAGCACCAGAATAACCCTCATACGTATTCACATATGCTTCTATAGCAAAATTATCATCAAATTTGGAAGATTCTACTTCATTCCAAACATCATCAGTTCCTATAAATTTTCTTGGAATATAAGTTATCTCAACACCGAACATCTTTAAATGTTCATTTATCAGGTCTTGAGTTAATCTTTGCTCAGATTGAGCACCTTGTAAAAAATATGGATTTAGTGCCATTATCCTATAAAGTCATATGGTGGCAGTTCATATTCAGTAGTCATTCTAGATCTTAAAGCATCCAATTCAGATTCTGCTGACTGAAGGATCTCTCCACCATTCATTTCTATACCACCTGGTAACTTAACACCCTTAAATTTACTTAAATTTTGCCCCCACTGTCTCTTTATGAGAGCAGTGAGATACTGTTTTAAGAATACATCATTATAAACTTGCGTAAATGAATTTGGATCTAATGCCCTATAACAATCAAGAACTAACCAATCATCAGCAGATTCATATCCCCAATCAATATCCAAATATAATCTATCTTGTCTCTTATTAAACCTTACTTGTTTATCGGTAGTAAGTAGAAAATCAATATCCTCAAGATATGATTTTGTCATTGCATATTGAAGTAATTCTACAGAATTAAAGTGATAAAGATCATTTAAGAACAACTGATACTTTATACTAAACATTCCACCTGATATGGAACTACTATCAAATTTAAATATCTTTTCTATACCAACTACAGAATCTGGAACTTGTATAAAATTAGAAGTTTCATACCAATTAGCAGTAGTAGTTCCATAACCTGCTATATTTGTAGAAGTAGCACTTGTAGTTACAATACCAACTCCATCTGTATTTTTTGCTTGACCACGATCAATATCTGCTTGAGTAAGTTTATACTTGAGATACATTCTCTCAACACCGTCAAAATGACGCTCATTGAAAAACTGTATAGCATCATCAACCAAATCATCTATTTGATCATCATCGACATTAATTTCTAATACAGGAGCACCCAGCTTCCTTAAACAGTAATCTATTAATCCTTGTCTGGTTGCTGGTTTAGCCATTTCGTTTTGCTGCTAAATTATTCCTTACGGGAGTTACTATTTCTGCTTCTTCATTACCTTGATATTCGGCAAGTTGTTGTAGTAAAGCATTGTTTTGTTCTTCAAAATCTTGCTTCAATGTTTGAAGTTTTGCTTCTAGAAGAACGTTTTGATTTGAAAGTTGAGAGAGCCTCTGATTATATAAACTCACTAGGACGTTAATATCGACCTCACTATTAGGATTCTCTTGCATAATTTTATTCTCAGAATGTACCTCCATCTAGAGTGGAAGTCCATGTAGGTTTGTTACTATATATCACGTTTACACCAGTAGGTGTTACTGATAAGTTTTCAATTGTTCCATTATTACCTTCTTTTCTAAGATTGTTTGTTGTATCAAAGACACCTTCAACACCAACTACAGATATAACATTTAAGTTTCCACCTGCTTCAACAACACCATAGGCATTACTATTATCTTGTCTGATAATATCACCAGTATCGAGAGTAACGCTACTGTTTACATTCAGATTATTTTTAGTAATCGCAGTTAATACTTGTTTTGATGTTAATGTTGGAGTAGCAGCCGCATTAGTAGAGGTTTGTAATCCATTCTCATCAAAGTAAACAACACCGTGAGTATTGAAATCGCCTGTCTGATAATAGATACCTTTAATATCAAGGTTTCCTCTTGTTCCTGTTGCTAAACTGTTAGCAAGGTTAACATCGGGGATATATGTCCATGCTCTTGATGGAGCATCACTATTTGGACTCGTTTGATCAATGTATCCAAAGAATCCAGTCTTGTTATTTGAAGTTCCAGAACTTGTATTGTATCCGAAAGAAATACCACGATCAGTTTGAGTATCGTATGCGTGACTAACTGTTATCTGAGTTGTAGTAGATATACCAGCAGTAGTATTTCCCTGAATGGTAATTATCTTAGTAGTATCATCATAATCAGTAATCTCAGCACCAGCACCAACAGGAAGTCCTGCAGGACCTGAAACAACGTCACCTGTATTAATACCAACAGTAGAATCTATAGTAATTGTATTAACACCAACAGCAACATCAGCCATTACTGTTTTTTCACTGGTTAGATCACCAAGATGTAGTATTGGATCATTAAGAGTTGAAATTGTAGAGTTAACAGATGTTGTTGTTCCATCTACCTGTAAACTACCCTTAATAACAACAGTACCTTCATTACTTAAACCATCTGGATATGGATCAATGAATAAGAGATCACCACAACCTGATTTTGTTTCAATTACGTTAGAACTTATTCCAACACAACCAAATCTAGTATAAGCATCAAATTGCCAATTAGCACCAGTTACTTTTACCTCATTATCTCCATCCTCATCATATTCGATCATTGCATCATGATCGGAACCAAATGATAGGAAAGTATCATCTACAACATTAACATGCCCAGATCCATCAGTACTGAATATAACGTCTCCGTCAGTATCAGTTGATGATAAGGTATTTAAATCTAATCTAAGATTATCTACATTCCATTGGTCAACCCTTCTAGTGTTGTCCATGACGGCAACTATACCGCCATCAGTATTTCTTGTATTTTGAACCCCATCAACAGAACCTGGAGCATGTTCCATCATAGAGGTGTAATAATGACCACCTACTGATATGGAGTTTGTTCCATCATCTCCAACAAATATTCTATCTTTATATTGGTTTAAACCACCGTAACTTCCTATACCAGTTACATAACCTAATTCTCCCCAAGCAAGACTAGCGGGTTTTTCTGTCCCAGAGGATCGTTTGATCCTGATAATACTTGCCATTTAAAAGTTTCCCCCGTTAATGTCTAAATTTTGTTCCGTTCCAGGTGTCAAAGATAATGTAGCATCCCATTTTTTGGTTGCTCCATTGTAGACTAATACCATTCCATTCAACAGGTTCGAGGCATTGACATCGCTTAATTCAGCAAGTGATAAGCCTTGAGCACCAGCCAATGAAGATATAACCTTCACTGCGTTCTTTTGCCCAACCCTTACTTTTATGTCTGGTGCCATTTATGTATGCAATTCAGAATCTATCTATTATTTATACTTTAAGATGTTATCTGATTAGCTAATTGTTTTAATAGAGTTTTAATTTCATCAATATCTTTTTTCATTTCATCCAATTCCGCTTTTTCATCCAATTTTCTATTTTTAGTTGCCATATAATTTGCATATGATCTACTGTCCATATCAATTATGGCTCCTGATTTTTCATCACGAAATAAATTTTTTTGACCTTCAACTCTTATCATGCTTTTTTAACTGGATTTGTAATATTTTTATAATCTTTAAAAATCTTATCTTGATAATTCTGCATTTCTTTAGTACCTACATCCCTTCTTTTAGATGTTTGCCACTTAAAAATTGTATTCTCCTTACCACCCTTAAGGTTAATAAAAGGAACTCCTGATGGATAACCTTTACCTGGAGTAAGTTTAAATGGTGATGTTGGAAAAGTTTTACCTTGGGTTACACCTTCACAAAATTGTTTAAAAGTTTTCATATTTGATTGAAAGGATAGTGTTTTAACTTTTCTTCAACAGTTCTAAGATCTATTGGAAGATGAAATTTTACTAATTTACCAGATCCACTAGGATCTATAATAAATTTAGTTGCTGGATTTACAGAATTCCTCACGCTAAAGCAATTGCTCTAAAGTCTTTAAGTCTAACAGTAACAGATTCATTAGTAGATGCCATTACAATCTTAATACTAAATCCACTAAACTCCTCTAGACCATCAGCAGTAAACTGATATTCTGAGAAATCATCTTGTCCATTTGCTTTTACGAAAGCATCTGGTCTACCATCATTCATTCCAATATCAATTATTTGATCGCCAAAACCATCACCATCAAGATCAACCATATTTTTATGTCCAGGGAATGCTCTAAATGTTTGCGAAACTTCACTAGAATCAGCAGTAAATAATCTATAATAAACACGAAAATCTGCTTCTGCTTGTCGATTAGCAGCAACAAGAACTTTAAGTGAGGTTGCTGGTTGTGCTAAAGTAACTTTTCTAGAAACAAATATAGAACCATGTGGATCATCTGATAACTGTGTTGATCTACTATCAGTAGCATAATTATCAGCACCAATAGGATTATTGATCTTATTTCTACCTAAGATAAATGTAGCATTCTTAATATCGAGAACAGGTGATAGATTAGTATCAGTACTTATCATATCAACTTTAAGTGTTAATGACTTATTATCAGGTAAAGTAGTTAATCTTTCTACTTCATTAGTCTTAGAACAAAGCATTCTTGGTGTTGGGAAGAATGTTGTCTCATTTAAAACAGTAGGTTCAAATCCCTGATCTAGGAATGATACTTCATTACCATCAGCACTTGTACCACTAACCGTTCTAAATGAAGCAGTAGCACGAGTTCCTTTACCAGGAGTAATTACATTAAATTTAGCAGAGGCATTGCTAAATTGATGATTCTGTGATATACCCACGTTCTTACCACCAACTGATTTCTCAGTAGCAAAACTAAACTGATCTCTACCAGTCGATCTTGATCCCATTCCTCTATCTAGTTCTAAGAAGTAAGTATCAATATTAGCAGCATCTTTTAATGTATTATTTACAGTAACATCCTGTATTGTATTCACCATTGTTAATGACATACCATTTATCTCATATGGTTGAATGATTGATCCAGCTGGATGAGATGAGGCAACAGTACCAGAAACTCCTCTAGAATCTAAACTAAGAATACCTTGCCCAACAATATAAGATACAATCTCATTATTAAGTAAAGCAAATCCTCTATCAGAACCTATACCAGCAAATCTAGCAAATATTGGATCGGTAGCAGCAACAGAAACTTGAGTATCAGATTCATTAATAGCACCTGTAAGTGTTGTTGAAGCAGTATCTGGTTCTACACCTTTAATTTTTATCTTATTGGTAGCACCATGATGACCATGATTATACTGAGAAACTTGTATTACGTTACCATTATACTTATCACCATTTACTGTAGATTCTGCAGAAGTTTTAGCAACTCCTTCTTCTACAAAGGTTCTTGTATCATTAGCAACACCATAATGAACTAATTTTTCATTAGCTACAAATTTTTCACCTTGAACATCGGTTAAGAATAATGTATCAATGGTTGCTACAATCTCTTTAACAGCAACTGTTAATCCAGATCCTTGATCTAAACCAAGAGCAAGTGATGAAGTTTTAGATGGTCTTAAGATCTCACCAACCTTAAATGACTTCATGGTCTCACCACTTACATTACCAATACTTGTAAGTGATGCTTTACCATCAGCATCAAAAGCAATATTTGCTTTTAGATTAACTCCAATCCCATTAACAGATTCAAATTCAACTGCTGTATATGATTGACTAATTGGATAATTTGATCCATAAGTAACAATCTCTAATTCTTGTCCTTGAACAGCACCACCTCTTGCTTCTATAATACCAGTAATACATTTATCTTCATTATCAGATAGTTCACCAGTACTAATTTTTCTACCTACTGGTATATCTTGTGCAGTTGTTGCGGTTATTCCTGAAACAGGAACAATCAATTTTCTAGGTAAAGTTGTAATTGGATTGGATGGAAGAGATTGAGTATTCTCATTACCTGCCTCAACTGGACTGTTATACATGGTAACTGTTCCAGATGAAGCAAATTCTGCTTTATATAAAGTAAATTTAAGATCTTCTTTTTGAGAAGGTGTCCATATTGATCCATTTTGTGATTTAAACAAACTACCATTAAGGAAAGTTTGTGTTACAACACCAGTTGTTGAATCGTCAGTGGTTGCTGGCAATCCTACAGGTACTGAAACATTCTTTTCACCATTATGAGCTATCCACATTTCATACTCAATAGAACCAGGTGCTAGGAATACTAATGCATATTCTTTCTTAGGTTCCAAATAAATTGGTGATGGGAACTTAATATTAGTTGGAATAGAAGCATCTTTTGAAACTCTAATATTATTTGGATTTACTGATACTTGTGCAAAATCTTGAACAAGCCAAGTTGTTGGAGTTCCCAACTCCATAGTTCTTAATTCTACAAAGAGTTTTGTATTATCTGTTGATATTCTATTAAAATAAACATCGACAGAAGTTAAGAATGCTCCTGTTTCATCTACAGTAAATGATTGTGCTATAGGATCCCTATAAGGTGCTTCTATTCTCTCTGTAGAAGATTCTGAATTGACATTAATAGTGGTTGTAGTTTCATTTGCTCTCTGAGCTGGTTCAGATGGGTTTCTAACTCCTACAGTTGCTGTATCTTGGGTTATAACGGTTCCTGTGGCTGTATATGTGCCTGTAGCATCACTAGCATGAGCAGTGCTTCCTATGGGTACATACTCACCTGTAGTATTAGCTGATAATCTAAAGGTCTTAGTACCAGCAAAGAATAGTTTTGGTGGTGTTGGAATAGCCTGAGCATTTCTAAAGAAGAATGCTCCTTGTAAATCTCCCCACCTATCAGAAATAAGATCTATACTTGTTACCGTTGCTTGAGCACCACTGGTTTCACCGACAAGTGTTGCTCCTAAAACAACATAACCATAACAATTAACATCATTTGCTAAACTCTCAACATCACAATTGAAAATAGTTGAAGTTGGGGAGTAGGTTGATCCAGGAGCAGGTAATGTTCTATCAAAAATATTATTAGTAAGTTCTTCAATCATTTGGCTTGGTCCAGATATTCCAGCTATAATATCTGGTGTATTCATACCAAATTTATGATTAGGTGCTGAAGCTCTTACAACACCAATGATTCTACCACCCATACCACCATCATGGACAATTACACTTTCACCAACAGTGAATCCTTGTGATCCTTCTGCCATCTCAATTTTAGTAACTTTAGGGAATAAATCTGGAGTACCACTATCAAGTTTATGAATATGTTTAGTAAATGGTTTCAATCCATTAGAAGAAAATGCTACGTTTCTAGAACGCATAAACCTATCTGCTGATCCTGATACTTTAACACTTTCAACATAATCAAATTCACGGTAAATGTCATTTTCTAGAACATTCGTAAATCCTGTTTCTGTTGTGGTAGTTGTGGTAGTTGTCTTTGTAGTTGTAACATCAGTATGATTTCCTACCCAGTCTCTACTATCATCAGGTTCAACTTCAACTTCAGTTATATCTGTATCTACATCAACTGTAGTGATATCAGAAATAGTATGTGCATGCTCTACCCATTTAGCACCAGTAGATTCTGTTCTATAATCATCAATATAAATTGTTCTTACCCAATTATCTGATGGTGGATTTAGATAAACAGCACCTTGGAAAACAGAAACCATAAATGGGTTAACATTTTCAACTCTTGATGCTTGTGGTTGATCTAACCATTGAACTTCATCATATTTAAGAGTTATTATATCACCAGTTTTTTGACAATTTGGATCCAATAATCCAACATTTGATTCTAAATCAGCAGTTGCTCTATCAATAGCTGGATTAAGAGCAAGATCTGCTTTTACTGACCAAAAATCAACAGCACTTATTAACTCCTTATTTACAACATCAACATCACATCTAGATCCAGACTCTATGTTAAAATCGATAAAATCTCTATTTTTAAAATCATTAACAACAAAACCTGTTTTAAATCTATTAACTCCATTAGAATCTGATACTTGAAGTGACTTAGTATCTAATTCAAGAGCAGTTAAAGAAGTCATTACTTCAAGATTGGAAACTCTCTTTTCGATCTTTCCAATATCTCTCATAGTAAATCTTCTATTATCATACATCCTTATTGTTGGTCCATTCTCAGGACTATACAAATAAGGTGGTAAAGTTATCTGAGCGATTTCCATTGAATCACCAAGTTCAGTTGGTGGTGCTGGTCTATCCGCAGATACACCTTTAATTAACTCAGCTTGACCTAACTTATTAATAACTAGTTTATCAACTCTAGGTAGATAATAACTATAACCAACTACTGTACTTTCATTTGGTGCTACCGCATATTTCGTTGTAGTTTCAAACTTTCTATTAGAAAAAGAAAATGGTGAATTAACTGTAGTTGGAGCATTAGCAGCAACAAATGGAATTACTTTAGGTCTAAAATCTAAAATATCTGTTGCCCTATTAATACCAACAATAGGAATATCCTTAGTATATCTATCTTTACTATAAGAATTTACAGTAAAGAAATCTCCAGTTGAAGTTGAAGTTGTTTGATAATAATCAAACACTACTAATAATTTATTAGATGGTATAGAAGAGCTCTTCTTTCTTACAATTCTAGAATAATCATAGAATTGTTTTTTATGTCCTTTATCTAAACTATAATTATTTGTTCTATCAACATAATCACCTTTAAATTTTTCTTGTAAATTAGCTTCAATATTTGATTCATTGAATACTACTTTTTCACCTAAAATAAATTCATTATCGTTAAGGTGTACATATGAAACTGTATTTTCCGTTCTTTCTACAATTTGACCTATAGATCTACTCTCAACACCTTTTATTTTTTCACCAATAAATGTATTATTGTCTAAAGCAAGACCAGATACAAATTTTAATTTATCAAATGTTGGTTTATCTTTATTTGTTGATTCATATACTGCATGTACCCTAACAGCATCAGGAACATTCAATGATATTTCATGATCTTCAATTCTTAATCCATAAGCAGGATCCCATGTCAATCCTTTAGTAGATGTTGTTACACCAGAAGTATTAGTTATTTCTAATTGAGAACTTCTAACAAAATCTTTTCCTTTACTTGATAGACCAATCTTCTTTAAAGTTACATTTATTGTAGCATCACCAGATGATTTTGTTAATCCATTAAATCTAACTGTAAATCCACCAGTAATTTGAACCTTATCAGAAGTTAATGGTTCAACTGATCCATCTTCATAAACAATTGAATATCTCTCAGCATCAAATGGTTCAAATAATGCAGTAGATATTCCTACAGAATTATTACTTCCTGCACCTGTCATTGCCTGATCAGCAGTAATCTCAATAAAATTACCTGTAAGAGTATAACCTTTAATCTGACGAGTTATTGTTAAATTAGAATCTGATAGATCAATAGTAGAAATATTTCTCTTAGGTAATTGACTATACAACCCAGATCTACCTAAATTGATAATCTTTGGTACTTTTACAGTGAAAGTTGATGTTTGTATACCAGTTGGAACAGAACCATCTATGAATGTTACTGCTTGACCTTGTGAATTTTGACCAGTAACATCTTCAACTGCTTGTAGAATTAATTCAGATCCATCAGAACTAATTCTATCAACTCTATTATAAACAAATACACCCTGATCAGTAGAACCAAACGAAACAATAGAATCTGTCTTAAGTCCAACAGCACCACCAAATCTTTTTCCAAAGCATGTTGCTTTAGCCTCAGCATTACCATTTACTACTCCATCATAATCAACTGTTAATTCATCAGTAACTCTAAAATTAGGTAGAATTCTATCATGTAAAATAGAATCAGCAGTAAAGTTTTCTGGAGAAGAACCAGAAGAACCACTATTAGCAGCAGCCTGGTATACTGACTTAATATCTTCAGTAGTATATGAATTAACTCTTACTATTGAAGCATTAGATGTATCAACACCAACAGTATTTTCTGATTCATTAATTATTAATTGCTCACCATTAATAAATTTACCTGTAGTTTGGCTTAGATCTATTTCATTAGCTCTTGGAATACCAGCAACATATCCAATAGCACCACTACTTCTACCCCTAACTCTTGATCCAGTTGGTGCTAAAGTAGTTTCTAAGAATGTTTGACTAACTCCGTTAGAAATTTTAATATTTGTATATGTCTGAATATCAAACATATGTAAATCCCATGATGTTGTATCATTTTCATATGGAGCATCTGAAACAGCATAATTATATACTCTTGCCTCACCAATTTTCAAACCATTTTTATCGTTTGTAGAACCTTTTCTTTGATTATAAAGTTCGATAACACTAGAATCTCCACCAACATCAAGTAAAGGTGATCCTATAGAATTATTAACTTTTAGAATACTTCCCATTCTAAAATCAACAGCACCTGCTTTTATATTTTTAGTATCTCTTGGTTTTTCTACATCTAAAACCTCATTCCACATATTAACATCATATCCTCTTACATATGCTCTACCAGAAGATAGATTAACACACATCAAATCATCAGATGGTATAGCACCTTTATCAGTTTTTTCATCAATAGTATATTTTCCATTAGAACCTATTTCATCATTCAATGAATTTTGAACACTGACGCTAAATGGTTTTACAGAATAATCACCAGATTCATCATATGTTCTTTGAGCAAAATAATCTCTTATATGATTATAAACTGTTCTATCTTGTAACTTTTTAATTTCACCCTTACGTACTCTAAGTAATTCTATAAAATTAGTATCATTACTATAGTCTAATAAATCCTTTTTAGTTAATTTTACACTTATTTTAAATCTATCAGCACCTGGAGCAGCGTAATTTGTAAATCCCTTTGCATTATCATTTAATGAAGGATCATCAGCAGCAGTAACAATCTCTTCATTAACATCAAAACCAACCCTATATGATGGTTTAGTTGAAAATGGTTCTAAAATTACTAAATCTTTAGATACATCTACAAATGTTCCTCTAAGATAATATACTCCACGTTCTATACCAACAGAAGTTCCTGTTCTACAAGCAGTATCAGAAATTAAAGTTAATATTGAAGATCCTGATGTAAGAGTTGTGTTACCATAAGTAACATTTTCTTCTAGAATTAATATTTCATCATCTGGAAATGCTTGACTAACATTATTAATATCTGCTTCCACATATTTTACAAATATGACAATATCATCAACACCTTCAGTTGGTGGAAGGATATAATTAACAATACGAGCAGTTATTAATGAATTTTGACCTTTTATTTTTGTTCCCGTTCCATCATTATTGTTAATCAATGCATCAAGATATATGCTAACATCTATTCCTAAATGATCTGCATTTATTTTACATGAAAAATATGTACTATCATAGGTAATCCCTCCAGGAATAACCATAGATCCATCTTTAAAGATATGACTACCGAAAGATTCTATCTGATTCTGTAATATTGATTGGAGACCAGATAACTCTCTTGCTTGAACTGGAAATCCAGGCTTAAACAATGCCCTGTAATAATTTTTCGCCTTATCAAAATCATCATAATAAGGGCTTATATTTAAATTAGTCTTTTGTGGCATTTTCTTTTAGAATTCCAGAATGATTTTAACGTCTTCTTTTTGTCTAGGGTTTCTAGCAATTAAAGGTCGATTATCTAGGTAAATTAAATCACCCGATCCTTTATTTATCTCTGATGTTGATAGTCCTTGATTAAAGGTAGTTCCTAAATTAACCACCTTAGTTCCATCAACACTAGTTGTAGTAATACCAGTAAAGGAACTATAAACTTGTCCATCAAATCCATTTTCACCTACAATTTTATTTGCTGGTGATCCATTAGTCTTAACAGATTCAAAATCAAAGAATTGACCTTTATTAGCAATTCCAGCATAATCTGTTTGATCTTGTGTAGTAGTATAATTTAGAGATCTATCTCTAAAATACTTAATTACCTTAGTATCAACATCAAACGAAGCAACATATGCTTCTGCTGTTTTTCCATCTTCTCTTAATTGTGATATTTTTTCACCAATAGTTAAAGATCCAGTAACAGTAGAACCTGGTGTATCATCAATCTTAATTGCGTCTAAAGCAGAAAATTGACCATCAGTAAAAATAGTATTGCTATCAGCAACAGTTGGATTTTTTAATATACCAACTTGAGCAAATTTAGTATCAGTTGGGAAATCCTTAGTTGAATCATCAAATCTAGCATAAATCAAAACCTTATCAGTTCCTAATTCAGTGTAAATATCAAAACCATGTCCCCTAGATGGTGGGATAATGGGAACTAATTTTGCTGAATCTGTTATTCCAGAAGAACCACTTGTTCCTAAATCAACTATTCCATAAGAATAACCTTTACCGCCAGCACTAACTACAACATTTGTAATTTTATTATTACTGGCATCAACTCTAGCCTTAGCACCACTTCCATCACCTAAAATTTCACATTCTCTTCCTTCAAAAGGACCATATCCAGTACCTTCATTTTCAATATAAACATGCTTGATCTGATTACTGTTAGCATCTGAATCAGCATTTTCTCTAACAGATCTTATACTAGGATCAGAAGATGTTCCCCAATTATTAGGAACTGTAATATACTCTGTAGAATCAAACTTTATAATATCAGCAGGAGAAACTGTAAATAAGTATTTCCAAAGGTATCCATCACCACTACCACCTGCTTTAGATGGTTCTAAATCAGTAAAATTTGGTTCATCTGCAGAAATGTTTCCATTTGGATTAGATCCACTAGAACCATTTGATATACAAACATAAACCTTAAATTCTTTGTTTATGACATAATAATTTGAGGCATATAGATTTGATACATTAGTATTTTTAGTTTTATTATCTAAACTAATATCATCTCTATAAAAATCATATTTTGTATTTGGTTCCCAAGTAACTTTCCTGATAACTCTACGAATATTGTCAGCAGTAATTCTCTTACCATACAAAACAGTATCACCAGCATGATATGCTTCTGTAAAATTATCTACAGGAGAAGGTGTTCCACCAGTATTCCAATCCCAATTTCTACCAAAGAGTTTTGAAGTCTCCGTTGGTGTTTTAGGGTTAGCAAGTCCGATAAAAACGTAATATGAATTACTTCCGTTAGTGACGTTCTCTACGAAATTACTAGCATTAAGAATTCTAAATTGATCAGTTACAATTGCAGGCATCTTATAAACAGTACTTTTTTTCTTTATTTATAGACATAATTTCATCATTATACAATAGTCCTAATAGCACCAGTGTTTCTTAACCCTTTATGAGAGCTAGGATCATAGGTTCTACGCTGAATTGTTGGGAAAGTAGATAAACCAGAATTAGTGGTTTTACCAGAAACTGTTAGTGTTAATGGATTGTCAGCATCCCTATCAATACCATCTAAAGGATTATATAATCTACCCCAAGATATTCTACCTAAACAAGTAGTAATACCAAGGTTAGTTTGATCATATTGCCCCTCTTGAATCAATCCAGAAATATTGGATGTGCTAGAAACATTACATGTTATAATACCTGTTCTTTGAACAGCTTGAGTTTGATGAACTTTATAAACATTATCTAAGAATGTTGTTCCTACACCAACAACACTAGCATCATCAGCATCTATTGAAATAACACCATCTCCAATTTGTGTATCGTGGATGAATACTGGATATCCAACAAGAAGATCTGATGCTAATTGATTAGTTTCTACTTGATATTCAAACTTAAGTGCAGCATTTCCATTAGTTCCAGTAGTAGCTTCTATCTTAGTAATAATACCAGTCCAACCTTGAACATTAGTGATTTTGGATATTTTCTCAAAATCTGTTGCTTCTGAAGGAACAATAACTTGTGGTGGATTAGAAACACTATATCCTTTACCAGCATCTGTTATTAAAACTGTACTTGGATCTATACTACCATTAACTACAGTAGCAGTTGCTTTAGCAAATTCTGATACACCAGCAACTTCAAATTCTTCACGATTCATTGTACCAACACCAACACCAATTGGAGCACCAATTAATAAATTGATAGATCCTGAATCATAACCATTACCACCATCTACTACAGTTAATGACCCTACAGTTCCATCATTACCAACAGTAGCAGTAATGTTTGCCTGTTCAAAATCATTATTCTCTGGAGAATATATGACAGCATCCACTTGATCAACGTTAATAGAATAACGATCACCTGGATCTATATTTGGATTATACAAATCTTCATATAGGAATACATGAGCATCATCAACAAAAATACCAGAATCAGTTCCATCCTTACCTATAGTTGTATTGGTAAAATCACCTATAATCTTAGCAGTAGGATAAATTTGTGGTTCTATAGAATCTCTTGCTTTAGAAACTATTTCACCATTAATAAACTTATCTCTCTTTTGCTTAATCCAATCAAGAGGTTTGAAGTCATTTTCATTAATACCTGGTCCAGTATAAACATCAGTTTCAATTAAGTCGGAAGAAAGAATTTCTTTAACAGTTCTTTCCTCAACTTGATCTCTTGTACCTGCTATACTACGATGCTTATTAATCTTAACTTCATCACCACGTTTGATAGATTCATCAATATCAACTATCTTAATATCAACTCCATCTTGTCCTTTATAGAAGAATATATCTACTTTATCACCTTCATCTGGTGCTTCAGTGAATGTGAATGATGTTCCACCAAAGAACTGATATGCTATCTCAGGAGTTTGAATTACACCATTAACAAATATCAATAGAATAGCATTAAGATCTATTTGAGCAGATAATGGATCGGTTTCATCTTTCTCAAAACTCAATAATTGACCATTCAAGAATAATGGATACCTTCTTCTGGTTCCATCTTGCATGAACTTAATATTATCAATAAAGTCTATTTCACCAAATTGCCATGCTGAGAAGTAATCATTTGATGTTCTAGCAACATTTAATTGGAATTCATGAACTGGTTCATGAACTAAAGCAGAAGTAACTAATCCAACAACTTTAAACTTATCACCGATAGAGAATGAATGTCCAGGTCGTGATACTTTAAAGTTTTGAATGGAATGTAATTGATTATTACTATTATATCCTCTAGTAATACTATTAGGTTTTGATTCAATAAATGTATGTGTATAATTTCCACCAGAAATCACAGCACCAGCAGTTGTTGAACCAGAATTAAATGTGTGAGCATCTGTATTACCAGTTTTACCAACTTGTAATGTTATTGTTCCTGCTGCTTGATTTGCAGAAAGAATTTCAATAGGAGCATCATATGCTCTATCACGTTTTTGGCTTATAGCATCAGCAACACATCCCATAAAGTCATGATTAGATCTATTAGTAGATTCTACTCCTTGTAGTACATCTATTTTGAATGTTGAACCAGAAGCATCATAAACTCTGATCCACTTACCACTAATAGGATCTGTAGATCTTGGGTATGTTTTTGTTCTACTTGTATCATCAACAATACCAACATTAAGTTTAATACTGGTTGCTCCTACATCAGCTATCTGTAATCCTTGCTGATATGCTGGATCAGTAGCTCTTGGATAACTATGAGTTGTAGCATGACCATCAGCACTACAAGTAAAGTCCATTGGAGTTACTATCTCAGCAAAATCATTAGTATCATACGTATGAGATCCTATTTCTAATGTTAATAAACCAGTAGATGGATCATATTGAGCATCGGTAATAGTTCTATCTTGATCAAATGGTGAACCAACAGGTGTTACTTTTAAACCATTAGTTAAAGTTCCACCAACGTAAATATGCTGTCCTGTTCCGTAAGTACACTTGAAGGATAAAGCATTATCAGCAATTTTAACCCAATCACCATTTCTCATATTATGAGCAGATGTTGTAGTTACTGTTAAAATTCCATTTATTGGATCATAAGAAGTTCCTGCTTGAGCAGTATGAGTATCAATTGTAGTTCTTGGATAAGATTTAGTTCCACCACCATTAAAACCACAAGTAAATGCTATCGATTCATCTGCTAATTTAATACTAGATCCCTTCTTAAGTCCATGATTAGCACCAATTGTAAGAACCATTTTACCTGTAGTTCCGCTATAAGAAGCAGCACTAACATCATAATTTACAATAGGTGATCTGCCAATTTGAACATCAAAACCAGTAGAGGATAAGTTAGTAACTTTTAAATCTTCCTTACAAGCTGGATCTACTGATCTTGGATATTTTTTAATATCATTACTTCCCATATCACATCTAAATGATAGAGAATCAGTGGCGATAGTAATCATTTCACCATTCTTAATTCCAGAATCGCTTAGATGAGTACTATCGAAAGTAAGACCCAAAATACCAGTAGTTGGATTATAAGAAGCACCTGTTGGTGTTAATGATGTAGTAATACCAGGAGCAGGACTAGTATCTACTTCAATATCAAGTAGTAGATTAGCACCACACTCTGTAGTTGATCCTACACTTAATCTAGAAATACCTTCAATAGACATACTCTGATAAGCAGGATCTGGTGCTATAATTTCTGGGTTTACATAATTTGCTCCACCATTCTTAATATCAAACTCTAAAGATCCACCAGTTCCAGCAGGTGATTTACCTACATTAATTGTAAATGTTGTAGCATTAACAATGGTTTCTACACCAACAGGTAAACCAAATATTGGATCTGATATTCTTGGATAAGCATGAGTTGTAGCATGACGATCCTTATTACATGTGAATACTATACATTCTTGGGCAAATTCAACAGTATTATTTGCTTTCTGAATATTATTTGGTTCTGCAGAATATAACTTATGTGCTGTTGTATTACTAGAAGGTGTATTAAGTAAACACTGAATATCAAAAGTAGTTGCAGATGTATTTGAAATCTGGATCCACTTATTATGAATAGGATCAGTTTTTCTTGGATAAGCATGTTGGGTAGCATCATCATCTTGAGCACATGTAAATACTAAAGATTTTTCAGCAATCTTAATATAATCGCCATTACTAAATCCATGAGCAGATGCTGTTTCTAATGTTACAACACCAGTAGTTGGGTTGTAAGAAGCAGTTGATATACCAGTAACATCTGCTGCTGCGAAACTATTTGTAGCAGATGTTGTAACTGTCATTATACCTGTTTGAGGATCATAATCAGCGTCAGTTATTGTAAATGGTCCTCCAGCATTAGCCATAAGACCCATTGAGGAAGAACTTACATACTTATGATCATTTTCAGCAATCTTAGCAGTTACATAACCACCAAATCCAGCACCACCACCTGATCCAACATTTACACGAATAGTATCGTAACTTGCGTGATCAATACCTAATGTAGCACCTGAAGCAGGATCAGTTGCTCTTGGATAGGTATGCTTACTATAATGCTCATCTCTAGAGCAAGTAAAGGTTAATGTATCATCATTGAGAATAACTGTATCCTTTGCTTTCAATATACATCCATCCAAAGATGAATCATATTGATGAACATAATCACCACCAGTTTCTACACAATCTGCTACAGCATCAACAAAAGTATGAGGATCTATGTTAGTAGATGGAATAGTTGTTAATACCTGAACTGTTATTGATGTCTCAGTTACATCTTCAATCTTAAAAGCACTATCATAGAATGGATCGTTACCATTAGATCTAGGATATGATTTCTCAGCAGCAGTTCCAGTTGCTCCATTAAATCCACAACTAAACTTCAATCCTTCTTCTGCTATCTTAATACTTGTTCCAACAGTTAGATTATGTGCTCCAATTTCCAATACCATTAATCCAGTATTAGGATCATATGTAGTTCCTGTTGTTGGTGTAAATTTAACAATAGGAGATGTTCCTACTTCTACCTTAAAGGTATTGGCAGTTTTATTGGTTACTTGAATCCATTTGCCACTAATTGGATCAGTTGGTCTTGGATATGAATGAGTTGATCCATTATTATCCATAGAACACTTAAATGTTATTCCATGATCAACAATCTTAATCCAATCACCAACAACAAAATCATGTCCTGTTTTATTGATTGTTAATTTACCTGTAGTAGCACTATAAGAAGCAGTATCAATATCATAGGCAGTTGCTTCTTCTAAAGTATGCTGTCCTATAGTTAAAAGTAAATCACCAGTATGTGATTCATATTCTGCGTTTGTTGGTTGATATTGTGTACTATTTGTACCACCAGTGTTCTTAACAATAGTATTGCTGTCAGCAGATACAAATCTGTGCTCATAAGCAATATCAGTAACACCAATCGAAACTGGTTCTCTATATCCAGATCCAAAAGTTAAATCATCATAAAACTCACAAACATATCCACCATTATAGTAAGTTCCACCTGAAACATAGTTGTGATTAATTGTAGAAACACCACAGAATGCTTCAAAAGTTCTCTCTGAAGTAATTGCCACTACAGGTATCGAACGATTATCATCATTGAATACTGTTGTTGTTACTCCAGCATATGATGAACTACACTCAAATTCTAATTCATTGAGTAAAACTGTTGGTGGATTATCTAATGAGAAATTATGTTGATTGTTAGTTGTTACTGTTATAATTCCACTAACATTATCATATACAGCATCTTCGATAGAAATATTAGTAAGAGATGAATGAGCAAATCCAACTAAACTGGTAATTACACCAACAACGTTACCAAAAGATTTCTTCTCTGGTTTTACTCTAGCACCAACAAGAGGAGCATAACCGAGACCAGGAGTAGAACCCATAGAAACAATTAAACCGCCTCTTGGAATCTGGTTTTGGTTGATATCATATTCAGATTGGATTCTACTTCCATTTTCAGAAGTAATTCCAGTAAACATAACACTTGATACACCTACATTAGTATCATTTTCAAATTCATAATTATTACCCAAATTATTAAGAGTTAATGGTGTTTGGAATACTCCGTTAATGAATAGAATACCATTTCCAACACCAACACCTGTTATTGTATTAGCACCACCAACAGTTAATGTATAAGTTCTTCCAATACCAGTGAATGAATCTGATATATCATCAAATATCATATTGGTATCATAATTTGTTCTTAAGAAAGTTCTTCCACTAAATTCTGCTCTAACATATGGTAAATTTGTTTCACTTCTTCTCTGTCTTGTATTACCTTTTGGTGGATCTAAGAACCAAACTGTACTATCAACAATATTAAAGGATCCTCTATGAACTCTAACTTCTGTTCCAGCAGTATGATTCTGTGCTGAAGTACCCAAAGTACCTCTCTTCACTTTAACTACTGCTATAGTTCCATCTTCAGAGTTAATAGGTGGTAAACGTGGTATCCATTTACCATTCGCATCTAAATCACCCTCAAGTGGCATTTGAATATTGGAATCTGTTACACCAACTTCAATAACCTTCATAAATTCATCACCAACTTTCAATACATCTCTTGGTTGTACTGAACTAATTCCACTCAAAGCAAACTGTTCTATCTCAAGATTTAAACCTTCATTCTGAGTAGCATTTAATATAAGTGAAGTTGTAGTAGTTACTTTAGTAGGTACATCATCTAGTAAAGTATGTTCTACTGCTGTATAGGATATTGGTTGTTGAACAATTCCATCTAATCCAATTACAGTTTTACTTAAAACCTTACTCATCTGGAACTTATGAGCATTACCAGATCCAGAATCGGTAAATGTTATAGGTTCTCCATCAGCAATAAATTCCTGTTTACTGTATAAGTAGAATTCACTTCCAGAAACTGCTTTAACATAAACCTTTTCAGGTAAAGTATTAATAATACCAGAAGCACCTTCAGTAGAAGCAATTCCTGGAGCAATAGCAGGAACACCAATAAAGGAAGAGTATGGAGTATATGTTAACTCTTCATTAGTGTTAAAGAAATGATTAGGTAAAGTAAACTTACCATTTACTAAATCTAATTGTGAAGAATCACTTGGATTAAATCTCTTATAATAGATTGGTGTTTCTTCGTGTTTAAGATCAAAGTTAACCTTATTTGCCCTATCACCATTAGGACCATCATAAGCAGATAATACTAGATCATTAACAACTGGTCCATAATGTAATATATCCGATTCATTTTCAAAATCATTTACAGTTTGGAATATTGAATTATACGCTTGAACCTCAACCACAGATGAAGTGTACTCAGCATCTGGAATAAAATTAAATGATATTATTCCAGATTCTGGATTTGAAGTATCAAATGATCCAATTCCATCAGTTCCACTATTTGAAATATAAGGATATTCAACAACAACAGCATCACCATCTTGATCCTGCATCATAATAACTTGATGCATTACAGTTGTTTCTCCACAAGAAACACGAATCAATGATTTTAAAGAACTGTCAATTGATGTAGAAAAACGTGTAATTGTTGATATTCCAGATTCTCCAGAATATTTTGATTCAAATCTTAAAGATCTTTCAGAACCTTCTGGTTGACCTGTAACATTAAATCTATATGTTCCTATTCCAGCAGTTGTTGTTCCTAATCCAACTACATTTACACCAGCATTTAAAGATGAATTTCTATCGTTAATAATATCAAGATAAACTGTATTATTTTCATGTCTAGCAGTAATAATACCAATTGGATCATGAGTGATAGCAAATTTACCAGTATCAAGTACAGACTCTATTAACTGTAGTTCATCAGTTGTATGATCAATATTAAGAATAACTTCATTATATGTTAAATCTCTACGCAAATTATCTAATATAAGAATATCAGTTAACGATCCATTAAAATCGTTATCAGGTGAACTGTAAATGGTTGTTGTAGTAATTCCCAACACAACAGGTTGCTGATCATCTCTACCTAAGAATCCAATATCTCCAGCAGTTCCAACGATTACTGAAGAATAAGTATCCTCTGTAATATTTGTTAATGGAGTATGTACAATAATATTACTAATACTTTCTTCACTAACAGCTATCAATTTAGCAGTCGTTGAAGAAGTTATTTCAGTAACAGCAAATCCAACTCTATAGGTTGTTCCATTAGATCTCTGTCTTGTTTCCCAAGAACTTAAATAAGATCCAATCTTATCTGGAATAACTTTATTATATCCAGCATCTGTACTGTTTAAATCAAGATCAACAACACTTAAATTATATTCATAATCACCATTAACTAAAGTTTCTGTAATAGTACCAGTAACACTAGTTGTACCACTACTAATTGTTGTATTGGATCCATTTAAAGAAACACATCCAAAAGTTTGATTTGTTGATGAAACTCCACCACCAGGAACATCTGTACTAAATGTAGTTTTTAATACCTTAATATCATGATCCTTATCATATAAATCTGTTGGTGTAAAAATTAAAGCCTTTCTTTCAGCATCAGCTTCAGTACTAAAATCACCCAACTTAATATTACTATAATCACTTGTTTTTTCTAATAAAGAAGCATCTTCAGTTGTGGTTAAAACAACCAAATCACTTATTTGAACATCAAATGTATCTGGATCTGTTACCTGAATTAAATATTTTGCAAAATTTCCATTAATTTCTTCAATTTCAGTAAATAAATCCTGTAAACCAACACTAGAGAACCTATGACTAATATCATCATGTATTAGTACTCTATTTGTTAAACATTTTGTATAATCTGTTAACTTTACATTCTGGAATTCTATAAATTTTGACTTATTATCAAGTTTATCATAATCAACAACTAAATCAAAATTATTAATAGTATCAACTCTTCTTTGCTCAATTACATCCAATACAATTGTTGGTTCTATAGATTGTGTTGTTACTCCAGCAAAATTTCCAGAATTTTGTATTACAACATCACCAAAATTCTTTAATCCTGATGGATGTACTAGTCTATTAACTGGATCTACAAACTTATCCCAAGTAATTGGACTCTTAACGGAATATGATAAATTCTGATAATAATCGTTATCGGAAGTAACTTGATAATCTTCATTTAATTTACCAATATCATCATTCCATCCAACGTTAATTCTACTTGAATAATCAACATTAAATTTACCTTTACCAACATCAATAGATGTTACAGTAGCACTTGTTCCACTAACATCACCAATAAATCTATCTCCAACTTTTAATTCATCTTTACCGTCAATTTTAATAAAATCGTCTCTATAATCTACTACTTTAATATTTTTCTTGATATAAGTACCAGATTCTTTAATTGATATAGATTCATCAATAGAGAACTCAGATCTATTTTGTATTACTTGTAATTCTGGATAAACCTTTCTATTAACAATATTAGCATAACCAGATTGGAAAACTTTAGGATCACCAGGGAAAGTCGTAACACCAACTAGATCAAATCTCAATACATCTGGGTTAGATGCTGTATAAGATTTTACTTTAAAGAAACTATAATCATAATCTGAGGAGTTAAATCCCTCACCAACTACTGTAGTTGCTGTAGCCCCAGTGTTACTAACACCTATACCTGCCTCTCCAACACGTTGAATACCTTCAACGAAGATTTCATCACCTTCAGCGAATGGAGCGTTTTTAAAACCATTTATAGGGGTTTGTAGGTAACATACAGCAACAGTTTCACTCTCCACTGTCATTGAGTTGATACCTATACCATTAGAATTATTGATAGAAACTATTCTATGATTTACTGAACTTAAACCCTTTATTGGAGCAATAATTTCAACCTCAGAAATTGATTGTTCGGGAACTATAGCTACTAATGAATTTGAATCAACAACTTTTTTATTTTGTGGATCATAAAGTAATAAATCTGGAGAACTAAGATAATTTAATCCACCATTAATAATATTAATAGATCCAACTTCATCCAAATCATCTACACCAATAATTGGTGATATGAAAACTTCTGGTCTTAATGTATTATCAGAAGAATACTCAAATCCAATATCATTAATTCTTAATTGGTTTATATTACCAATTGAAGTTGATAATGCTACAATATTAGCATTTCTACCATTATCACTAGAAACATAACTAAATTTAGGAGCCTTCTTATAAGAAAAACCAGTCGATATTGTTCTTAAACCTTTAATTGAACCAACAATATCAGAAGCTTTTGTTGAATATTCTAATTTATCACAATCTTCTACCTTATATTCATTTAATTCTGGAATAGATCTTGGTGAAATTTTAAATGACTCATTATCAACATCAAATATTTCATAATCACCATTATAGTTACTTTCAACAAATACTATTTCAGAATAATTAGGAACATCTTTATCAGCAGTGCTTATATAACCAGATTTATCAAGTGAATAAAATAATTTACTTGGTGTAGACTTAGTACAAGTCATGGATAAAGCAGCACCAACTACATCATCACCGATAGTTCCAGATTTACTAACATTAAATTCTGTAGTATCATCAGAATTATCAAATTTATTCTTAAACTCCTTATCATAATAAAGATTAAAATCAAATCCTGATAATGTTGCTGTTGATAATCCAAAAGTTAATGTGGAATTCTTAACAACAGTAATTTGTGGATTAATAATAGAGAATGTATGTGTAGCAGTTGTAGATCCTACAGTAGTAATTCCAATGACTTTAGCTGGGAAATCTTGAGCATCCTTTAGAGTTTCAGTTAAGTAGAATTTTGATGAATCTATTTCATGAATATAATATGATCCTATTTCAAGTCCACTAATAACATCATCACTATCGTAAAATACCTTATCACCTGTTTTATATCCATGATTTACTATTGTAATCGTATTTGGATCAATAGTATCACTAGTAGTAGATATACCAGTAGAATCAAATTGTTGAGGATTAAATGTTAACTTTTCAAATTCCTCATTATAGCGAACATCTATTTCTTGAGTATTTCCATACCCAACAACATGATTTGGAATAACTTCCAAACTAATAACATCACCATTACTCAATCCATGTGTTGTTGTATCAGCAGCAGCAACTTTTGTCATTACTGTAGTCGCTAATCTACTAATATCACCAGTTACTTGTTCATAATCAGATTCTAAAGAATATTCATAACTATTTGATCCAGTACCATAGAAAAATACTCCATTAGTAGTGTGTGCCTTACCAGCATCAAACGCTAAACCAATATAATCAGTACCCTTATCAATAACATACATCTCAGATACACCAGAAGATATATCTGGAATATTCTGAATTCCACTACCATCAATCAGTTCACTCATCATAAGTGAAGTGGCAGCAGGTTGTGATAATACATCCTTTCTAAAGAATACTTTCTGACCTGTTTCAAATGGATGATTTGGTATGTAAATACTTTGTGCAGGAATTGGAACTTGATTGTTATTCTCACCAATAGAATAATTGATAGAAGAACCACCAGTAGTTCCTAAACCAACTGATAAAGTAGAGTTAAAATATACTAAATCATTAGTTCTTGAAGGGAATTTGTTAGATTTAACTGGAATAGTAATTTTATCAGCAACAGTGTTGATTGTTGCTCCATAAGAAACAATTGGAGCGTTAGTAAATCTCTTAACCCTGATTATTGATCCTATAGGATATAAATTCAGTACTTTTAGGTATTCATCATCAATCTTAATAGATGATCCAATTGAAACAAGATTTGATATTGTGTTAACGTAGATATCCTCAACTGTTCCGTTAGGATTAGTATTAGCAGGTAATTCTTTTACCAGAGTCATCGTATCTGATTTGACTCCAACAGCAAATGAATCTGTTAATGCTAAATTTGATGTACTTAACCCAGATACTACAACACTATCATTATTACCAAATTTAATTTCTGGTCTATAATGAGCAGATACTTGGAAGTCATTATCCCAAGTAAACACAGCATTCTCATATTTAAGTGTTTCTGTTTTTAATGTCGATACACCTATACCAACAATTTCATCAACTATAGCTCTAGCACCAGTTCCATTAGTTCCCGTATTATCAAATACAGTAAAATCACCAACTTTATATCCAGATCCACCATCTAATATTTGGAAATCCGTTACAGAACCTGTAGTAACAGATTCTATAGTAGACATTTGTCTAACAATCTCATTAGATTCTATAATAAAATCATTATCCGCATATGTTTCATTTACTTTATATGGGAATGTATTTCTTGATAAAGTTGAATTGTTAAAATCAAATGATTGATCCAATCTATTATTATCTTTAATAAATGGTAATCTATAAGTTTTTCCTATAAAATATGGATATACTGGTTGTAAACTAACATCAACTGTAGCAAAATAGGCATATATTCCTCTAGGAAATTCTGGAGTCTTACAGAATCTACCATTATGATCATCAAGATCCCCTTCATTTGTATATGTCCAATCATTAACAAATGATCCTATAGGGAATTTTGCTAATGAAGGTCTAATACCAGCATTAATATTATTCTCAATCTTAACACGATTTGTTCTATACCCAGACTCCATCCTCTTTATGGTTGAACCATACTTATCTGCTTCTTCAAAACCATAAGGACCGTATATTGGATTACCATCATATGCCCATCCAATAATAGCGGAGTGACCACCAGTATTAAGTTTATTAAATGCTCCTTGTAATGTCGCACCATATCCATGAGCACTTAGAGTAACTTTATCATCTCCATGTGGTTCTAGATGAAACTCTCCATGTTTATACGAATCATCCAAATATAATTTTTTAACTCTTGACTCAAATAATCCATTTTTACCTCTAGAATCGGCATAAGCAAAAGTATCAGCAGCAGAATATCCAATTCCTCGATTTATTACAACAACCTCAATTAATTGACCGTCAGATATAACAGGTTTAAACTTAGCACCATTTCCAGAACCACTTATCTTAATTTCAGGTAGTGAATAATATTCCTTTCCTCTATTAAGAACTTGAACCTCAACAATTCTACCACCAGATACAATAGCATTAAGTTCAGCTTCTTTACCATTTTGTATAGTTGTATCTGGACCTTTATCATGATTTACGGTTTCTGATCCATAATGAGAACCTTTTTCATATAAATCAGCACCTATAATATTTCCAGTTATAATAGGAGTAAAATTAATTTCTCCAGTAACAGTTGAAGCAAAAGAAACATTAGCTTTAACTTTTATATCTGGATACTTGAATACATTGTATCCAGTTCCTGTACTAGTAAGATTAACATACTTACCCCTTACATAATCGTCCTTTTTCTTAGTTAACTCCCATTTAGAATAATCATCTATAAATGCACTGGATGACGTATGATTAGTTACACAAATATAAGTATTATCCGATTCTTTTACTAAATCATCAACAACATATGCTTTTGCTTCTTCCCAATCTGGAGCATCTACAACACCATTATCAGAAAGTCTAAATGTATTATCATCTATCTTAATTACAGTATATTCATTATAAGTACTTAATCCTGTTATTGGATCACTAGATCCATTATGTTCCATTGTGGCATAGTTAATAGTATCACCTTCACTGAACCCATGATTCTCAAAATGGATAGAATCATAAGCAGTAGAAATACCAACAGGTTTAACGATAAGTTTCTTATATGAATAACCAGTTCCTGGAGTAATAACCTTAACAGATTTTATTGTATTTTTTGATTCTGTTCTAAATTTATGAATTCCATTACTAGTAGTTGAGAATCCAATAGTATTAATACCATTTGGACCAGTTAAAGCATCAATTTCACTATTGAATAGTCTTACATTCTTAGGATTAAGAACTTTTACAAAATATGCAGAACCATTTACCAAATAATCAGTAACTAATGTAGCATTAGATTTAAATTCACCTATTCCCAACTCCTCATTACCATTACTATCATAAAAAATTCTTTCACCATTGAATAGTTTATGAGCATCCTCAAATGCAATGACTTCTTCTACTGGATCAACACCACCATTAAATATTACATCTTGACTATTAAATTTAATTTCCCTAAATCTAGGACCAACTTCAGGTTCTAAAAGGCATCCTTTACCATTACCACCAGTTAATGAAACTGAACGGCATGTATCAATATCAAAAAGTTGCGTTTCAATAATAACTTCTTTAACAGTTCCATTAATTACTGGTTCTGCTAATGCTGTAGTAGCACCACCAACAACAGGATTTTCAATTACTAATTTTGGTGGATTACATACATCATATCCTTCACCACTATTAAAAACATCAATATTTGTTATTTCACCATATTCAACAGCATCTTCACCTAATGATGATCTAATTTCAACACCATCAATCAATACACCTACATTATCAGTAGCATCTTCACCTAATTCAGTTATATAAAGATCTTGTGATAATGGAAACTTCCTTAATATAGGATTATAAGTTAAATCTCTATTATAATGATCCTGAAGAGTGAATACATGATTAACACCACCAAGATCAAAAGTATCTGGTTTATTTAAAATAACAGTAGATATACCAATAGAACCAACAGAATCGTGTAATTTTATACCAGTTTTATCTGGTGTTACATCAACATAAAATACTCTTGTTGTATTATCATTGTTTAAAGTAGATACTCCAACAAGAGTTGTTGCTGCTACTCCCACTGTATCTACTGCTTGATATATTACAGCATCTCCCGTATTAAATTTAGTAGGTGAACTAAAATTAATTTGAAGATAATCAATTGCTATAGATGGATCTAATGGATCTACCTGTTGTGGTAGACTCAATGTATCGTTATTACCAGTTTCAAATGAAGATTTAAAAAGTTCTACTGCTATATCATAACTTGGCAATGAGTTTGATGCTACGTATCCTTCAGTATTACCATCAACATATACATTTAAAGAATCAGCAAGATAAGTATTTTCATTATCACCTAAAGAAACTACATTAGAATATCCAGTTGTTTTTGCTTTCTTTATAGCTCTACGAATATCATATTTTTTGTTTGGATCAATATTAAGATTTAAGTTATCCAATCCAGTTAAGGAATTATCACTCTCATCAATACCTGATATTGTTGCTGTTCCAAGAACTTGTAATCCATATCTTTCAAATATTTCAATAACATCTCCTATAGCCAGACTAGTTTTATCAATTTTACTTAATAGAACTGGGTTTCCTACCCATGATTCCACTTGATAACGACTACTTGTGTTATATTTCCATGAATTGGCAAATATTTGCTTATATGTTCTATCTTGGTCATTAATATTTTGACTATCATAAGAAGGAATACTCTCTCCAACATTCTTACTATAAATCTTTTCTTGTTCTTCAACTAAATTAATATTTCCATCAGGAACAAACTCTGATAAAACACCAGTGATTCTTAAGTCAACTCTTCTGGTTAAATCACCATTTTCATATCCAAATACAGTTTCATTTGCTCTTATATCATCAGTGTCTTCAATAGGAGTAATTATACCACTACACCCTAAGAATTGATTTACAGTCTTAGATGTATATGTAATATTAGAATTATTGATACGAGCTGCCCCTGTTCCACTAACTAATGTTCCACTACTAGGGAAACCTATTGTAGAATCTACGGTTATTACAGAGGAATTCGCTGGTGTTGTACCTAAAACTTTTGTTTTACCTGGAATAGTAAATGTTCCTTCAATTAGATCTCTATCACTAAATCCAACAAATAAAGAAATTTTATAGTAAGTTTTTCTAATATTTGCTCCAATACCAAGATTTCTTTCAAATATTTCAACTTCCGATACAGAAGCAGATGTTCTTAGATCTGTTGATTTTGTTATAGTTTGTCCAATCAATAAAGCTGGATCTCCAATAATTGCTTCAGCAATAACAACTTCTCTACGAATATACTCAGCACTAGAAGGTTTAATTAACCTTTCTTCTAGATCCAATACCTCAGAATCTACACCATATAATACTTTGAATAATATATGAACTGATTCAGCAATACCTTTTGATTGATAGAAAGATCTTGCATGCTTAATGAAATTACCAACATCAAGACCTTCTACAAAATCATTATCTTCTAAACCAGGTAAAAAGGTTTTTTTGAGTTTATGATAGAACTCTTGTAAGAAAAGTACGCTAAGATTAGTAACTGTAGAACCATTAGTATGTTCAGCAGAACTTGTTTCCTCAAATACTAAATCTTGATTATTTGTATTATCTAAAGATGATGCTATATCAATACCAAAACCAGTAATACCACTAAAACCACGTATACAACCAAAGAAATTAGTATCTGTTTTACTTGTATAAGTGATTATTTCATTATCAATCTTTAATAGACCATATTCATCAGGAAATCCTTTTGTGGATTCAACTGTAATTGTCTTATCAATCTCATTAATATAAGAAGTAATAGATGTAGTTCCGATAACAACTTCAGGAACTAGATTATCTGCCTTCAGATAACGATCAAAATTATCAATTAAATCGGTTGGACCACCTTGAAATTCTTGTGAGAGGTAATACTGTTTAAAAAACTCAGTTGCGTTTGGAAAATCGGATACTAAAAATTGAGGAAGTTGCTTCTCAATTATAGTATTGACTTGTACTCTCTTATCGAAATCTAGACTCATTTATTTTCTCTCTAGTTCTCCGTTTGAATAACTTGAGGTATAATAATCTCTGGAGAACACGATTCCTGATACATCTTCGCCAGAAGCAATTACATCCTTAACCATATTTATCTTACTATTAGAAACATCAAAACTAAGATATAAGTCTTTCAAACCAATTACATCATTTGAATCTGGGAATGCTTGTATCTCAACAACATCATTAGCAGCCTCAGTTGATACTATATTAATCGTATTGATTAATATTTCACCTTTTTTATAATCAACTGTACCAACAGATTTAGCAATAATCTTAAATGTACTGTTCTCGTCTTGAGAAACAATACTCAAAACACCCTTCATAGATCCATCTAAGTTTCCTTTTTCATCCTTATTAGGAACATCAGTTAGATGAACAACCTTATCATGCCCAATAATCTTAAATCCAGTACTCTTAATGTTATATCCTTCAGGGTTAATAAAGAATCTATTACCAAAACATAGTTCATACTGAGCAAATTGATTTAGAAGTGCCTTTAAATCCCTTCTAATACGTACTTTAGTGATGTTTGATGTAATACCATTATGAACTCTATCAATCAACTGAACCGTTTTACTGTGCTTGAACCTACCACCAAACTTATTAATATCAACTGTATTGGAATAAGTGGCTAAAGCATTGGTAATTTTAGTCTTTAATGTATCTGGAGTAGCAACTTGTGATGTATTATAATAAATTGTTGAATCAATCTCCACATATAGCACCTTAAGATCAACAATCTTTGAGTTAATACCAGCAATAGCGTAGTTCTTTAACTCATTTTTAATGTATTGTTTATCAAAATCAGATACATAAGTACCATTTTTAGGTTTAATACTAATTCTAACAGTACCAAATTGAGGTGGATCCATTTCTTCACCACCAACTACTGCTACAGATTCTGTCGCAGGGTATATCTGTGATATAATTGCCTCATAATCCCTTGGTGTAACCGCCCTGTATTGTGCGGAATACATCCGAGGAGCCATATACTTGATAGAGTTGATGTTCTCTATGTCAGAACCGTTTATAGCACCTTGTACAGTAGTAATGGATACGTTCTGTTTTGGTATCTTAGTTGCTCCATTTTGATCAATAATGCTTCCTTGGAAGTCAAATGCCTTAGCACCGTTACCTTTAGCACCATCTGTTACAATATAACGTGCTATGATCTGATTATTGTTCTCTAATTTCTTACCAAAGAACCCATCACCGAATAAAATCTCAAATTTCTCGTCCTGAATCTCCTGTATTAGGAAAATTTCCGAATCTTTGCTTAAATTTAGGATGTTATCGATCTTTTTAAATTGTCTTCCTAACCCAGATGTATTGTTCTTACTTACAAAAACAGTAATTGTGGAGCTATCTATCTGAGGATTATCTAAAATAAAGCGTTGATCTTGATTTGTCATCACAAGAAAGGTATTTTCAACCAAACTTCCTTGATAAACAGTAATAGGATTGGTTTGAGTACCAAAATAAGCAACTCTACTTACACTACCATCATCATTTGTATGATTTTCAACGATTGCACTGATTGCTTCAGGTATAGAGAAGCGATATGTGCTTTGATTTGCTTGTCCAACCGCCACTAAACCAGGTTTTAAGGTAACAAAAGGTACTTGAGAAGCAGCATCATCAATTTCTACCCTAAAAGTGATAGATGCCTTAGCAGCAGTATTAGATCTAGGTACATATCCTATGTTTCGTGCCAAAGAAACCACATTTTCACGTAATGTAGCAGAGTCTAGGAACGATTCATTAGCAACTAAGTTCGCATTAAAGGAGTTAATATAGGTATTGTACGCTAAAGTATCGATTAAAATCGCAAAATTAGATCCCTCAAAGTCAAAATCAGTGAAATTCGAGTTCGCTGACAGATAATTCTTTATCTGTGCCTTAATTTGATCAAAATCTAAGTTAGTAAACTGTGTGACTGGCATTATTTTATCTGGTTGGTTCTAATATGAACGTAAATGCTTGACGAGGGGCATCTAAACCCACAATATCAAAGAAAACTGTAACTTCAAAAGCGTTATCATCAGGTCTAGGATCAATATCAACTGCTACTTTATCAACTCTAGGCTCATGATTCTTAATTGTATTCAATATTTGATCCTCTATCGCTATCGCAATAGGCATCGTATAGTTCTCAAAGAGCAATGCACGTACCTCAGATCCAATCATTGGATTAAAGAAACGTTCAGAAGGTATTGTTTCTACTAAGTTTCGTACCGCACGAGTAATCGCACGTTCATTTAGTAATACAGGTAGATCCTTAGTAATTGGATGGGGTAAAAAGGAAAAACTAATGTCCTTAAATCCTTGTGACCTCCTTTCGTACTCTATTGGCATTCAAAGTTGATATACTTTCCTCTGGTTATTTATGCCACGACAAAAAAAAGCACCCTTTCGGGTGCTATCTGCCTTGTCCTCTGTATCTTTTACGAGCCGAGTTACGGGATGTTGCGGTATATTTGGTATGCTTGCCTTTTCCTTGACGAGTCTTTTTCGGGGTTGCCTCCACATAAGTACCACCCATAATACCCACTTTAACTTTTGCCATTAATCTTTAATAATAGTAGTATGTACATCACAAGGGTTAGGAGTACCATTGTGATAAAATTCTTGAGCGAGATCTTCCATAACATTAAAGTACTCAGATTGACTTAGTTTCTCATAAGTTAACTTATCTCCTATTGTAATGTTATAGCGTTCCATTAGATTACTCTCATCTTCTCATGCCCTACACGTATGCGAGGATCGCACCAGATCTCGAAACCTGCCTCCTTTGCATCCAAGCAGAATGAGACATCTTCGCCACACATATCCTGAACCTCGCCACTTTCAAAGACTTGCATCTTAGGAGCGAACCAAGGATATGGCATACCTTCATGTTCAAATACACCTTTCTTGATAAGTAACCAACCAAAACCAGTATAATCAACTGTAAATGGCTTCTTACGCTTACCTATACTATCACCAGTTTCGTGATTCATTACACCACCATTGGTTCTGAAATCATCTTCCTCTAACCAATGAGCAACAGAAGTAGTCTTACCATCCTCTGTCATATACCAACCAGCAGCAATCTCTTGTTCCATAAGAACTAACTGCCAGAACTTCTCTGTATTGAATACTATATCACTATCGATCCATAGTTGCCAATCATATGGTAACTTACCATCCCAAGGCATTTGATCAGGTCCTCTTAGAACATTAGCACCAAGGCACTTGCAACGAGCAAAGTTAACCATAGAGGAGTAATCTTGTGAGATCTGTATCGAAGCACCTGCTTGGACAAGATCAAAGCATAACTGTACAAAACTTTTTAAAAATGTATATGAGACGTTTCTACCAGGTAAACAGAATACAACTGTTTTACCTTTAACTATCTCCTTAGCCTTATCGTAATCCCATTCTGGTTCTTTCTTTACCACAGGGGATTTCGCTTTAACTGTAAATCCTTTAGTCATTAAACCTACGTAGTTTATACTACCATTATATCAGTATATGTAGGTTTAGTCAACTTAAATTATAAGGTAGTGATATCAGTAACTAGCATCAATCATATTCTCTTGCTCAAACTCTTCGTAAGTTAATTCCTCTGTGAAATATGACCGATATATCCTTCCCCATATTAATTTAAACTCATAATCATTCAAATCCTTGAAGAGACACTCTCCTCTTAGATAGATGTGATATGTGTTAGTCTTCGTATTCTGTAATGATGAGTTCATCGCCATCTGTTTTAAAACCTAATTCTGTATCTTCAAACCAACCCTGATCATTAATTATCCATTCAGGGATTCTTACATAATACTCACCAGATACTGTATCAATCTCTATAGGGCGTTTTTCATCAGGGTTATTTTTTTGCATTCTGTGGATTATCATTTGCCATTATATATCACTTTTGAATTATTAGCAATCAACCCTGTGGGGATTTTTTAACAGGGAAAAAAAATTTGGATTGCTTATGATATTGTTCTCGCTTCCGTAACACTTTGTAGGTTAGGGGTTCCTTTCGTTTTTATATCGGGCGGCATCGGCAACGCCCCCACCACGGGGGCACTGCCAAAACACGAACCCACTGTGCCAGTCTACGTAGCGGACCCCTCAAGCACCATTGCCCTGCGGTCTGCCCTATACTGTCTTTTTGCACGAACTATTACTGCATCCAGGTCTTTGACCATACACTTGCCCAGACCTCCTGCTTTGGTAAATGTCATGCCGCCACCTGACGACGCTCTCAGAACGTGCCCCTTGATATTTGTATCAGTTGCTCTTACTGTTCCGATTGCTCTATTCATAGAGTGTTTTTGTTTGGTACTCACTTATTATAAGGGGATAAAGAACAAAATGGGGGAACCGTGGTCCAGTTCCCCAAGTGGCACAACCTATACGTTTAGGTTGAACACATACCCGTCAATGGTGATATTATAGTCCCAATGGAATTGTTCTGCGATTACTTCCCAGTCAATTGCATTCTCTATAAAATGAGGCACGTCCTGCAGGTCACCGCAGTCGTCAACCATCTGTCTTGCAAAGTCTTCCATGCTCTCATATTGCCCTTGATATGCTTCAAGAACCGACTCAGCGTATGCGACGTCGCCTTGCTCATCAATGTAAGCATGAACCACGTCGTCGTCAAGTTCTTTGCATGCTTCAATGTAGTCCTCAAGGTGGTCAAGATCATAAGCGGAATATCTGTCGACAAACTGTTCGACCTCCTCTCTGGTGACGTCCTCCTCAAGTAATAGGTTAGCAGTCTTGCGAATTACATTAGTAAACCATGTAGGGTCTTCCGCCTGGTCTTCAATTAATTCGATCATGTACTGCACATGCTCTAACCATTCTGTTGTCCAATTCTGCTTTTCCTCAGTACCAAATATTGAACTGAGGTCGTCAGTCATTGTGATTGTGGTCTCTGGGTGAATGAAAGTAAACATTTGAATGTTCTTTTGATTGTGGGGTTATTGTTCCCCGTGCACCTATATTAACCTCGGTTTCTTAGGTGTGCCATACTCAGTGTGACAGTTGTTAGACTGGTACAAATTGATTGACTTCGTCTGGTGGTGTGCTTATTATAAGGACATCAAATAAAAATCATTTCAAAATGACTGTTTGCGACTGCTGTGGAATCGAAGATTCTAACCTCTATTACTATTGGGATGCACCCTTAGAGGAAAGATATGACTGGCGGGACCATTTTCCAAAGGTTGACGCTATGTGTGAAATATGTTTTGACATAGCAGACGAAGAGAAGAAAATTAAATGGTGTGACAGTTGAAAGACTGTCACAAATTGGTTGACTCTGGTCGCTGATGGACTATAATGAGTATAACAACCAGAAGAGGAGCAGGGTCGCTCCGATGACAAAAATGTTCGACACTGAGGGTGTCGTCTTTTTTTTATAAAAGACAAAAAAAAGAGAGTCTTATGACTCTCTAATGTAGAAGGCGTCTTCGTAGCACTGCGTCTCATGCAGGTCATTTAATGTTGCGATGCAGTTGTTAACTACACGTCTGATGACCTGCCTGGTTGGTGTGGATGCATAATCCTCAGTAAATGGTGCATACTCTTTAATGATTCGGTTGACGCATATGCTGACGTCGCTGGTTCCGATTGAGTCAACGTCTGTGAACATAAAGTCAACATTGTCAGAGATGATTTCAAAAAGCAT